ATCTGCCCGAGTGTGCGCCGTAGTACCGCAGGGGGACAGGGAACGCCCCACGATCTGCCATGCCAATGAAGCGCTCAGTGCGCGTCTCCTCAATCGTTGTCTTGGTGCCAAGGCGAGCTGCAACTAATCCCTGCACACGAATGTCGTGATGTTCACCCAAGGCAATGAACTCTTCGTCTGTCTTGGCAAACGCGTAGGCTTCCTTCTTCGTAGCTGGGCTAATCTTGGTCGGAGGCTCCACGTCGTAGGAGCGCAGCAACGTCGCAAACTTCTCGTTGGACATGAGCAGCTTCTTGATGCCGTCGGTGCCTTCACTGAACACCGCGTGTACGAAGTCCGGGTCGCTCTCGGCCAGCATCATGTCGCGGACGTCATCAAGTAGTTGGGCCTTGGACTCACGTACTTCTTTAAGGTGGAGTTGGAGTTTCGGCTTGTCTAATATTAGAACAGGCTCCACGAACATCCGCAGTGTCAGGTCAATCAGCTTTAGCTCAATCTTGGGGAACCCCATGCCCATGTATTTATGGAACAGCCGCTTGGTCAGCAGTACGTCGTTGACGCAGTACTCGCCGTAGCGAGCCAACTCTTGCGGGGTGAAGTCCGCGTATCGTTTGCCTAGCGCGTTGAGCACTTCGTCGCCTTTGACGCCGACGCCTTGGCGTTCGGCCTGCGATTTCAAGCTGTGAGATTTTGCATGGGGAAACAGCGCCCTCGACATGCCCAGTGTGTCAAGCCATGCCAGCGGGTTAACGCCGTAGTGCCATGCCAAGATTGAAGCGTCGAACGCGGTGTTCTGCGCCAGCACCAGCTTGTCCGACCAGTCAATCGCATCAAGGGCGTAGGCTACATCAGGCTTGGGATACCAAACCGGCGGCTCGACGCCCCATCCAATAGCAGCGCCGATGGTTTCAAATTGCGGGCTGCGAACGTACTGCTCAGTCGTTAGCTTCGTCAAACTGAATTCGCGACTGTAAAAAGTCTCGAAGTCGATCGTTATCACTTGGGGCATCTTTAGTCCAGTTGAGTTGAGTTTTTTCTGCGTACCGCTTGCGGTCGTTGATACGCTTTGCTGCCATGCGCAGTTCTTGTTTTGACGCTTCAGGTAGCTTGCCTTTGAGAATCTCAAGGAGCTCGCCGGGTGTCATCGCTGGCCCCGGAGCAGATCTATCCCCGCTTGGACATCCGCCAAGTTCTCTTCGTTGACGACGATAGCCAAGCCTTTTGAGGCCACGATGGCGTTGATCTCCCGATCTTGCAGTGCCGTGGTCTTGCCCTTACCCGCCTTGCACTCAATGGCGAGAAACATCCCGTCAACGCAGCAGATGAGGTCCGGAATCCCGGCCCGTCCCATGCCATTTGACGCCGGGGCGAAGTAGTAGACGTTGTTTCCCTTGAGGATCTTGGCTACTGCGTCTTTGACTTTTTTCTCGGGAGTTGCGGCCATCAACTCACCTCTTTAAGTTTCTGCATGTAGTGCTTGGCTTTGCCTGCGTCGTCGCTGTTTTCTTTGTGGCCCGCCCGCATCGAATACTTTATAACATTGCCTTTGAGATAGCCCTTGAATTCCTCAGGGGTCAGTACCGCTTCCATGAGAGCCCAAGGCTGGATGGGCATGTCTTTGTAGTGGCTGCCGCTAACTTGTATGTCGTCTGCTTTCATGCCGCGCTCTCCTTTTTAGCCCGCGCTCTGCCGTAAACGTTAAAAGTTTTTGGTTTGAGGGCAATCATCTCGGCGGTCTTCTTGCTCATGCCGATCGTGCCGTAGCCCGGTTGATCTACGCGTATGCGCTCAATGGCTTGCGTGGAGGCTATGCTGCGTTTGCGGGACGTGTTGTTTGCGTTGAGGGCGTTTGGCGTTTCCCCGCGCCGTTCGGCCTCTTCAACGACAAAACGTTCCCACTCAAATGCGTTAGCAGGGGGGCGTAAATCTCTCATAACAAACCTTTGTGAATTGTGGTCGAAGCGAATCAGGTCAAACATTGTCAGTCCTTTTCTTGGGTAGCGGGCACCAGTGCGTGAAAAAAGTAATGTCGCCGGTCAGGTTGCCGTACATGGCAACGCCTGCTTTGGTCAGCAACTGCAGCTTAACGTTTCGCGGCGTGTCGTCATTGATCGGTAACCAGTAAGTGTCAGTGGAAACAGCAACGGTGTTGCTTGAGTTAATGGTGTGCGTCGGCTTGCGTGGCCGTCCGCGCCCTCGTTTTTGTTCGTGAGTGCTTATCACATCGTCGTCCTTGGTTGTAAAGTAGTGCAAGTTGGCGCACTCGTAGCGCCGGTACGTGCCGCCCAATCTTTTTCGAGAATCCAAAAGGTTAGTCCATGCGTTGCAGATGGGGCAGTTCAATCTTCGCTCCTTGCTCTGATGGCATTTGCACATTCAAGCGATACGCCAAGTGGGTCTGCATAATCGTATTTATCACACACCTTTGCACACGCCTCGCGCTCGTGGTCTTGACCCGCTTCAAAGGCGGCGTGTAGTCGAGCCAAGTCCTGTGAGGTTAGCGTGTCGAGGGCAAACCGGTGTATCCAGTCTGTGAATATCATGTGTTTTTTTCCTTTAATTTAGTTTCGATCTGGTCGAACAGTTTGCGTGTGTAGCCCTTGATTGGCGTGTCGCCCCAAGCCCCAATGATTCCTTTGATCTCATCATCCGTCAGCCCGATCCAAGGCTTCTGTTGTGGTGATTTGTAGAGAGGCGTTGATGTAATTGGATAGCTTTCATCAAAATCCACCCCTACTAAGCCGAAGGGGTGTCGGCGATATTGATCAATTAAAACAATCCCTTTGCCGTTAGACTTGATGCCTTCGGTGTTGTCCATTCTGTGTAGCCACGCCACCGGCTTTTGCGTCGCTTTGGGCGGCACGTTCTCCCGCTCGCACCCAGACTTCTTGCAAAACCCGCCACAGCTTGGGCACTGTCTGATTTCTTTATCAGTCATATAAACAGGCTCCATAAAAACATCCCCGACATGGCCATGAGCACCACCCAGAGAAATAAAAACACCTTTATGGCCACAATCAAACGGCGGGCGATCTTTGAGCCTTCGTCTCGGTCAGGTTCAATCAGATCGGTCGGCACGACGTGGGGATATGGCTTGACCTTGCGCAGCACCACGGCGTCGTTGAACTCGCAGCTTATGGTGCAGTCCTCGGGATGCGGGCACGGCGTTAGCGCGGTTGTGCCGTCGCAATACTTAGTCATGACGATGCCTCCTGCTCTTTGAGATACGCGCTCAGGCGCTTTACCCGGGACTTGTTGTATGCCACCAGCGACTGGGCGTACTCGACCCCCGTTTCAGCGCGTAGCAAAGCGTGTTCGGCTTCAACAAGCTCGGCCACAACGCACTCAATTGGCGTTATTTTTCTGAAAAGTTTTATGAGGCTGTTCATGTCAGCCTCCAAACATTGATTGCATTTCACGGTACAGAGCGTGGGCTTCTTTGATGCTCAGCGTTTCCATGATGTACTTGGCGGTGAGGGCTGGCGGGGTTGCGCTAGGGGTTGGCGGGATTACCGTGGGGGTTGCGCTAGGGGTTAGTGCAGCGATACCGTGTGTGCCTCGGGGGATGTCCACTCTGTGCACGGGCTTGAGTTGCTTGACCAGCTTGCGGTTTAGCTTAGCTTTCAGGGGTGAGTACTCGCGGGCAATGGTCGTGAAACGGTTGTCGTTGTCTTTATGCAACAGGCCTTGCCGCGCCATCTGATAGACCAGTGAGGATGTTGAGGATGTTTTGAATCCTAGGGTCTCCAAGTTCTTTGCGATCTGCGCTGAGGTGAGGTTAGGGTTATCCCTCACATAGTTGAACGTGGCTTGCGTGACGCCGTTGGTGACTTGGAAAAACTGAGGTTGTGTTGTCATAGCTGATTTCTCCGGGGTTTGGTTCGTGATAGTAGCTTCTGGGACGAAGGGCGTGTCCTCAATATCCCACTGCTTGAATAGATCTTTGATTGATTCGGTCTCAGTCTCGGCTTGCATTTCTGTCTCCTGACTCTGCTGCTGATCTTGCGCATACTTCTTTTGGGCCTCGGCTATTAGGCGTCTTGCTTCGACGGCTCCTTCTGGCGAGCCGTATCTCTCGCGTTGTTTATTGACCGGGGGTTCTACCCCCAGCAGCGTATCCAACCGCTGCCGAGTCACTATGGAGCTTGCGTGGAGTGGATTGTGAAGTTGTTTATGCGTGAAGAATGCCATGCTGGTCTCCATCTAATATTAGATTAAGCGATTTGCTCGGCGTACGCGTTCATCACGCGGCCAAGGTCCGGGGCCTGCCAGCCTTCCGGTTTGAGGATCTTGCCATCTTCGCGGCGTTTGACGAACCCTGACGCGTCGATCTTGGCGAGGTTGGACTGCATAACTTCTTGCCATCCTTCAACCATCGGCCAGCCTCGTGATAACCCATACCCTATGCACACCACGATGATGTCAAGGATGGCGTCAAACGTTTCCACGTCGTCCTTTGCGGCGACCGCATCACGAAACTCCTGCATCTCTTCTTCGATCAACGCCGCGTATAGCTTGGCCTGCTTGGCAGTGTCCCGCGTTGTCTCTTGTTGGCAGGCCCGCATGAAGAATGCCTGTTCGTGGAACACGGTGTTTGGGTTGCGTCTCATATCAAGGCGCTCACTCAGGGCACGTATCAGTCCCTCGTGGCCATCGGCCTCGCGGATAAGTTCTCGGTCAGTCATGTTGTCGTATTTTGGGTAGTGCATACGTGTCTCCTATGGTTGGTTGAAGTCGATGAACTCAATGAGCTCGTTGGTGCCGGGCACTGTAGAGAACCAAACGATAAGGTCTGGCGGTGGGACTGCGACCGGATGGGTATGACCTCCGACAATCGCAAGGTCAATGATTTGCTTGAGCCATGGCGGGCGGTCAACCATTGAGGCCGTGACGGTCATGTCTTTGTCGCACCAAGTACGCAGGGTGTACTCAAACCCGCGCTGCTCATAACGGTGCTCTGTGTGGTCGTTAACGGTTGTCATAGTACGTCTGAGGGTGTTTCTAATGGATCGAAGGGAGTCGCCAAGGCGTTTTCTATTAGTCATCTGGTGTGAGGCCCCAATCATAGGACTCCAACATTACGTCAACCTGACGTTTAACATCGAGCCGTGTACTGAGCTCGTCACGTAGTTCTTTCGGAGTCACACCTTCCAGAGCTTCCTGCAAGCGGCGGCGGGCCCGCTCCAAGTCTGCATCACCCGTCACGTTCAGGGGCTTGAGCAAGTCACACAGCTCTGCTGCATTGGTCACGATGGTGTCGTGGAACACGTTCTTCTTGCCGTCCTCGTCTATTATTAGACGGTCGCTGAGCTTGCTGAGCACTGTGTGCAGCCGCGTCCATGCGTCTTGGTTAGCCGTAGCCAGTAGGTCCTTGGTTCGCGCTTCGTACTGCTTGATTAGGTCGGCCTGCACCTCGGACTCGATGTCGAGTCGAAAATCGCCTGATGATGGCAGTGGGGTATAGCTGAGCCCCATGTAGAACCGCTGCGCCACACGATCGCTGCTCAGGTACTCACCCCGGTCGAACAGTGTCCCTAATTGAAACGCGGCTGCCGCCACGAGGGTGTCGTACTTGGTCAAGAACGCTGCGACAAGCTGATTGAACTCCGACTGGTACTTGCCCATCATCGCCGTGTAGTCGAACAGTGACGCTGTAGGTAACAAGCGAGAGCCGTTGTCCGCCCAAGGTAGTGTGAGTCGGTAATGCTCGGCACGGGCGCGGGCTTGGAACTTAGTGATTGCGATGAGCTCGGGGCAGTTAGCAAACAAATTTTTGTAAACCGATGCTGCCTGCTTGGAGCCTGCGTTGTGAGAGCGCGTGACTTCTTCTTGCGTTGCTCGGTCTTGCTTGCGCCCCGAGTAGGTGGAGATGTTGAGGTCAACGAGCATGGCAGCACGTGCCACCCCAGCGATATTTTTAGACATGATGATTCCTTGGTGTGGTTATTTGGCTGCGTCTTGCTGCTTGGTGATGAACACCATAGCGTCATAGTCAACGGTGGACATGACACTCACCTTCAGGGCGTCTCGCATAACGGCGGGTTTGATGAAGTCTAGGTAAGTGGAAGTGGAGGCACTACTCCCCATGTACTTATGCTCAATATGTTCGCAACCATGCAGGATCTGGGAAAGGTTATCGGCTTGATCTGGTGTCAGCAGGAGTTTGATGTTGTTGATGTCAAGAACTAATTTCATGATGTTTCCCTTAGTATTTTTGCTGCCGCTGATAGCAATAGCGCTTGCTGATTACCTACGGCACGGAGCACCGTAAGCGTATCTTCAGGCAGCTCCAACATATACGCGCAGTCATCCCAGGCGACAAGCGCGAGGATTGCGCCCCGTGCTGCGCTATATCTTGCTGCCTCCCGTGCTGCGCTCTGTGCTGCGCTATATACTGCGCTATACGCTACGTCCCATACTGCATCCCATGCTGCGCTATATGCTGCGTTATATGCTGCGTCTCTTGCTGCGGCCCACTTCTGGGGATGTGCCTTCGAGCTAGCGAGTATCCAGTCTATGTGCTCTGCGTTCGGCAGATGTGCCCATGCTGTTGTAGTCATGATGTTTCCGCTTCCGTTTCAAGTTCGAATGTGATCTCGTTGCAATCGCAAGACTCGATGAACGACTCTTCGCTGGTGAGGTACTCGTACTCTGTCTCCAAGTCGCGGTACAACCCGCCGGCTAACTCTTTGCAATACTCAAGGGCAGCGTCTTCCAACTGCGCGTCTTCCTCTTGGACTTCGACCAGCTCTTCCCATGCCTCTTGATCGAGCCCCTCGAAGATGCCGCTCGGTGCAGTCTGGTTGGCATAGCACTCATACTCTCCGCCTCGCATGTTGTTGGTGCGGGAGCAGCGCACAAGAAAGTAACTGCCGTCGTCCTTCACTGCAAGATACAGCGCCGGGTGCTCAATGTGCAGCCCCTTATGCTCCATGAACTTAGTGAGGTCTACGCGTCCCTCGAACGCTGCGCCGTCACCTTGCGACCAGAACCCGCTGAACGCGATCTGGTCAACACGAATCCCAAGCCCGTCGCATGTCTCTTTGAAGTATTCGTATACGCCGTCCCACCAGTCGTAGCCGAAGGCGTTCTGCTGCCAGTCTTCATGCTCTTTCTGGAACTGGCGAGCGTCTAATATTAGAAGCTCGGAGGCGGTTACTGTTTTCATGATGGCTCCTTATATGTTGCAGGAAATCGAACGCTGAACCGCGAGGTAGTACTGGATACTCTCGCCATTGAAGCGCTCTTCTATATCGTCAGACTCTTCCCCAATACGCACGAATTCCGTGCAGTACCCATCTATGTCCTCGTCAAACGCGCTTAGCATGGACTCGAACGCCTGCACATCCGGGTAGCCCGGATACCACTTCACCTCTTCGAGTGTGAACTTGAGCACGAAATCGTCGTCGTGCCATAAAACACACCCTCCAAATTCTTTCATTACGTCTTTGAACGTCGTGGCCATCAGCAGCTTGAGCTGCTCGTAGCGCGGCGAGTATTCTCCGGCGCTGTCGGCATCTGGATAGATGAGCGCCATTACAGTTGATCTATAACCCATGATCTTTCTCCTTAGACTTCGATGTGCACGGTCGTGCCGAACGGTGCGCGGATGCTAGGTGTGGTGATGGCCCAGAGCGTCGGACAATCTGTGCGGCCCCAAGATCCGACGTATCCATCGGTGAACTGCACAATGGCTCGCGGCGTGATGCGCTTGGTCTGTAGGTAGTCGAACAACACTGAACCGTCAGTGCCGCCGCCACCTTTGGGCTTGAGGTTCTGTACTGCAAACTGTCCGTCCTCGAACACTTGGTGGCCAGCGACCTCGGAGTCCCAGTACACAACGTGGCACTTGCTTGGCTTGAGGTCGTTGATGATCACCGTGATCTCAGAGACGAACCGAGTCATCTCTGCACCGCCGAAGCATGAGCCCGACGTATCGAATCCTATGACCAATTCACCAAGCTGCGTGCCAATCATCGACGGCATGTAAATACCCTCGGCCAAGTACCTACGGTTCGGTCTGCGCCATGTGGACTCGTCGCGTCCGGCACACGTCTCGGTGATGAACTCGCGCAGCACTTTGCGCCAGTCGATCTTTGGTGATAATAGGTCTCCGAACAACCCGTCCGCGTTGCCGCTGTTCTTGCCTGCCATCTTGCGGCGCACTGACTCACCCTGACGTATGGCACGCTGTACCTCGTCGCCTTGCTTGGCTGCCTCCTCGGCGCTCTGCTGGCTGGCAGACTCCCAGTCGTGGGCGTCCATACCCCCGCCGCCTTCACCGCCTTCACCGCCTTCACCCTTGCTGCCGCCCTCGGGGGGATTCTGTTTGAGCATGTCAAAAATCTGACGTACTGACTTGCCCCGGTACTGTGGGTCGGGCTGTATACCCACGGTCGGCATCTTGATGAAGCCCGCACCTGCATCGGTGTCGATCAGGGATAGGTTGACGAAGTGGTCTGCTGCGATGTTGGCAAGCCGGGCGTCCTCTTTCCAAAGCTCCCGCCACACTCTGAGGTGGGCATACGCCACGTGGGTACATTCGTGCAGCACCAGCAAGTTGAGCTCGGCATCGTCAAGGCTGTCCACGAAGTCGGGGTTGTAGATACGGTTCCACCCGTCAGTGGCCGCGGTGGGTATGTCGCGGGTGATCTCCACTGTGCCGCACGACAGCAGGCCTGAGAAGGTGCAGAACTTCTTGTGCCGCATGATGGCGACGTGAGACTTTTTGATTCTATCGGACGCGTTCATAATGTTTCCTTTGGTTAGATCTAATATTAGACAGGGCTTGGCTTACGCAGAACTTGCTGCCATTTGATTTCTTGGTCGGTCATACTGCGTGCCCTCGGCGTGTAGGCCAGCGAGATGCGGCCCGGATGCCAGTCCCGCTTGACGGTGATGATGGTGCGGCCATTGGATGTTTTTTCTACGATGAGCATGATGAGTCCTTTAGTATTTTTGCTGCTACTGATAGCAATATCGCTTGCTCGTTACCTACTGCACGTAGTAACTTGAGTGCATCCTCGGGCAGCTCAAGCATGTATGCACAGTCATCCCAGGCGACAAGCGCGAGGATTGCGCCCCGTGCTGCGCTATATCTTGCTGCCTCCCGTGCTGCGCTCTGTGCTGCGCTATATACTGCGCTATACGCTACGTCCCATGCTTTGGTTCTTGCTGCGGTTTGCGCTGCGTTCCATGCTGCGCTTGCTGCGCTCCACTTCTGGGGATACACTTTTAGGCTTGCCAATACACGGTCTATGTGCACTGCGTTGGGCAAGTGTGCCCATTCTGTTGTAGTCATGATGTCTCCTCAAAAGAATTTACCGACCGAAGCCGCGGCGCGGGTGAACGCTGCGTTCTTACAGGCGAATCCAACCTTGGCCTTGTTGCTTGCAAGCTGCGTGAGGAACAGAGTGCTGGCCTCGAACGACTCGAACCTGCCGACATACGTCATGATTGCGCTGAGGTTCTCTGGTGTAGCCCGCCCTGCCAAGCTGAACGCCATCAGGAAGTATGCGCCCACCCCGCCCGGGAGTTTGCACGCGAGGGGGTCAGCCATGATCGCAGTGAAGCGC